GGTGAGATTCCTCCTTGAAAAAAACTGTCCGCCGTGTGTTTCAGCGGCGGATTTCGTGATTCAGTTCTTCGGCCAGGGAGACCAGTTCGTCCGCCTGGTCGCAGGCTTCCTGCGCGGCGCGGCCGGCGATGAGGTGCGCGGTGAAAACGTCGGCGCTGGTCTCCGCTTCTTCGGGGTCGAGGGTGTCGGCGGCGCTTTCGCAGGCCTTCTGGGCCGCGCGGCAGAGCCAGTAGGCGGCGTCTCCCACCTCCCAGGCGGACGGGGCTTCCGCGAGCAGTTCCCTTGCCGCGACGGCGGCCTGGGCGGCGAGGTTCGCGGCGACGGCGGCCGCGCGGGCTTTTCGGACTTCGAGTTTCATGAGGCAGACCTCCTTGGTTGTTTTGCGGGCTTTCCGCGACGCTGGGGGCGTTTCGGCTGGGAGCCCTCCCAGCCATCTTCGGGCGGAGTCGTAGTCAAAGCGGCGGTGCGCGTTTCATCCGGGGTTCCTCCTTTCCTTTTTCCTTTCGGGCTTTCCGCTCGGCGCCGGGCGGAAAGGTTCGGTCGTTGGGGGCACCCAGAGAGCCTTCTCGAGCAGGCGGACTGGGGCGGGGTCTCCGGGGCGGGCGTTCGCGCTGGCGGCGCGAAAACCGGGAGCCGGTCGCGGTCGTTGGGCGGGGCCGCCGCGGGGCGGCCGGGGTTTCGGGGCGGCGGGCTTTTCCCCCGCCGGCAACGCCAGTTTCGCTCTGGTCGGGCAAAAAAGCAAGCCACAAAACGGCGAACAAAAAAAGACTTTCCGTCGCCCAAACGTCGCCGTTTCGTAAAAACTGGCTTTTTCGCGCGTTATAAGGAAGCGCGCCGTTCCGGCCGGCCGCGCGGCCGAAAAAGCCCCGCCCGGGCAAAGGCGACCGTCGTTGTCGGCTTTCGCGCTTCGCCGTGAAGAAGTCCGGGCGGCCCAGTCGGCTTTTGGGCGGCCCCAAGGGGGGATCGAATCTCTGGAAGCCCCTGGCTGGAGACCGCCGCGCAGTTTTGCGCGAAAGTCCGACAAATCCGGGGCCCGGGGTATCGAACCCGAATTATGCGTGTTTTGCCATAGAAAGGGTCATGGACAGAAATGACAAAAGTAAAGAAAACGCTTGAAGCCGGCAAGAAATATGGTCATCTCGAAGCACTTTACGAAGCACCACGAGGGAGACACGGGGAGCACAGATTTATCTGTCGCTGCGATTGCGGGCATATTGGAAATTTTATCGTATATCCAGTATTAAACGGTAAAACGAAGCATTGTCGAAAGTGCGCCCCGCATTCAGGCGGATATCCTGAGCCTGATCTTGTCGGGAAAACATTGAACGGATGGTCAATCATCAATAAGGAAAATAAGGTTCGAACATCAAATGGCTGGATTTACTATTTTCGCTGCCAGTGTCTGCGGTGCGGGAACGAATCTGTTTTAAACGCAGGGCAAATCTATAACAGTAAGTCAAGCCGCTGTGGGAAATGCGGCCCAATGTATCATTTTCGCATCTATGGGGACAGCGCCTTTGGAAAGCTGCCGGATGGAACGGAATTCGTTATTGATGCGGATGACATTCAGCGGGTAAACGACTTTTATTGGTCAGACGAGGACGGATACGTCGTTTCCAGCGAAGGACTTCGTATGCATCGTTTTATCCTTGGCATTACAGATAAAAACACGATTGTCGATCATGTGAACAGAAACAAACGGGACAATCGAAAGTCGAATCTGCGAATCGCAACAGCGTTCGGAAATGCTGCTAACCACAGCAAGTCAAGCGGCAATAAAACGGGATATATTGGCGTGTATTTTAGCCGAAGCAATCAGCTGTATGAGGTGAAAGTAGGCTATAACAACAGGAGAATCAGGCTTGGTTCCTCCAAAGACGATCTGATTCTGCTCGTGCAAATGTATAACATCGCGGCAGAATATTTCTTTGGCGATTATGTTGGGGAATTGAATGATGTGCCGCCCCCAGCGCCGGAATTAGTGGAGAAGATCCTCTGGAAATGTAAAAAATACAAGGAAGCGTCTGTCACAGCGACAGGCGCTTTTACTATGGAGGAAAAGTTTGAAGACAGAAATGATCGTAAAAAAGCTGCCGGTTTCCATGATGAAACCCGCGAAATACAATCCCCGAAAAGACCTGAAGCCTGGCGATCCGGCTTACGAAAAGATCCGGCGCAGCCTGCATGAGTTCGGCTATGTGGATCCCGTCATCTGGAACGAGGTTACGGGCAATATCGTCGGCGGACATCAGCGCTACAAGGTGCTGACGGCGGAAGGCGCGACGGAGATCGACTGCGTGGTCGTTCACATCGAGAACCCGCAGGAAGAAAAGGCGCTGAACATTGCGCTCAATAAGGCGGTCGGCGAGTGGGAGCCGGTCGACCTGGCGGATCTGCTCAATGAGCTGAAGCTCAGCGGCTATGACGTGGACGCGACCGGCTTTGACGCGGCGGAAATCGACGATCTGTTCAGCAGGGTTCACGATAAGGACGTAAAGGACGACGACTGCGACATCGACCCGGAGCAGGTAGAACCCTTCGTTCAGTCTGGCGATATCTGGCTGCTGGGCAGGCATCGGATGATGTGCGGCGATTCCACCAGCGAAGCGGACGTGGCGCGCCTTATGGACGGCGATAAGGCCAACCTCGTCGTGACAGACCCGCCGTATAACGTCGCCTACGAGAGCGCGGACGGAAAGAGGATCCAGAACGACAGCATGGCGGACGGGCAGTTCTATGAATTCCTGCTGGCGGCGTTCCGCAACATGGCCGCGCATTTGGCCGAGGGCGGCAGCGCCTATATTTTCCACGCAGACACGGAAGGGCTGAACTTCCGGCGTGCGTTCAAGGAAGCAGGTTTCCATATCAGCGGGGTGTGCATCTGGGTAAAGAATTCGCTGGTGCTGGGCAGAAGTCCCTATCAGTGGCAGCACGAACCGGTACTGTTCGGCTGGCTGCCCAACGGGAAGCACCGCTGGTTCGCGGATCGCAAGCAGTCCACCATCTGGAACTTCGATAAGCCCAAGCGGAGCAAGGAGCACCCCACCATGAAGCCCATTCCGCTGCTGGCGTATCCCATTAAGAACAGCTCCGCACCCAACAGCATCGTGCTGGATCTGTTCGGCGGCAGCGGCAGTACGCTCATGGCCTGTGAACAGACCGACCGCATCTGTCGAACCATGGAGTTGGATTCGAAGTACGCCACAGCCATTGTGATGCGTTATGCCAATGAGTATGGAACGGAGAACATCTGGCTGCTGCGGAACGGAGAGAAACTGCCCTATGATGCGGTTGTTCCGCAGAATAGTGAACACGAATAAGCAAATTGATCTAAAGACGTGGAAAGGAGGCGATTCTTATGGCGATGGCAGGAAGAAAGCCGAAGCCCACGGCGCTGAAGGTGCTGGAAGGCGACCGGGGCAAGGGGCGGCGACCGCTCAACGAGCATGAGCCCGTCCCGCCAAGGGGCGGCGTAAAGTGCCCGTCATGGCTGCTCCCCGAAGCGAAAAAGGAATGGAAACGGCTGGCGGCTTCGCTGGAAGCCATGGGCGTACTGACCATGGCCGACCTGACCGCCTTCGCCGGGTACTGCCAGGCGTATGCCCGATGGCGAGAAGCCGAAGATTTCATTACCCAGCACGGCTCCATCTTTAAAACGCCGTCCGGGTATGTGCAGCAGGTGCCGCAGGTATCCATTGCCCAGCAGAACCTGAAAATCATGCAGTCTTTCGCCACGGAATTCGGTCTGACCCCGGCCTGCCGCGCCCGCATTGTCGCCAGCAGCGGTGCGGCGGAGAACGACGACGATCCCATGGCGCAGCTGCTGAAGGGCGGGTGGCAGGACGATGTTTGACGAGAAGAAAGCGCGGCGTGTCATCCGCTTTATTGAATGCCTGAAGCACACGAAGGGAGAATTTCACGGGAAACCCTTCAAACTGCTGCCCTGGCAGGAAAAAATTATCCGCGATGTATTCGGTACAGTCCGGGATAAAGACCCTTCCATGCGGCAGTACAATCAGGTGTATATCGAGATCGGCAAGAAAAACGGAAAGTCAGAACTGGGCGCGGCGCTGGCACTCAATATGCTCATTAACGACGATGAATGGAAAGCGGAGGTCTACTCCTGCGCCAGCGACCGTCAGCAGGCAGCTATCGTGTTTGACGTGGCGGTGGATATGGTCAGACAAAATCCCACGCTGAGTAAGCTGATCAAGATCATTCCCTCTACCAAACGTATGGTCTATCAGCCCACGGGCAGCATTTATCAGGTGCTTTCCTCGGAGGTTGCGACCAAGCATGGTCTGAACGTTTCAGCCTGCATTTTCGACGAGCTCCATACCCAGCCGACGCGCGCACTGTACGACGTGATGACCCAGGGCAGCGGCGACGCCCGCAAACAGCCCTTGTGGTTTTACCTGACCACGGCTGGTACCGACCGCAATTCCGTCTGCTGGGAGGTACATCAGAAGGCGTTGGATATTCTGGAAGGACGCAAGCATGACCCGCGCTTTTATCCCGTGGTCTATGGACTTCCGGACGATGCGGACTGGCAGGACGAGCAGAACTGGTACAAGTGCAATCCATCGCTGGGATATACCATTACCATCGACAAGGTGCGAGACGCCTACCGCAAGGCGCTGGAAACGCCGGCGGATGAGAATATGTTTCGCCAGCTGCGCCTGAATCAGTGGGTGAAACAGTCTGTGCGCTGGATGCCCATGGACAAATGGGATGAATGCGGCGCGCCAGTCATTCCGGGCGATCTGGAGGGGCGCGTCTGTTATGCGGGACTGGATCTTTCATCTACCAGCGACCTGACCACGCTGGTGCTGGTCTTTCCGCCCAGCGACGAGAGTGAACCTTATGTCGTTCTGCCCTTCTTCTGGCTGCCGGAGGAGACGCTGCCCCTGCGCGTTCGGCGGGATCACGTGATGTATGACGTGTGGGAAAAGCAGGGATTCCTTCAGACTACCGAGGGCAACGTGGTGCATTAC